TAAAACTGAGCCACTGACCCGCGATGCCGCGCTCGCCGGGGTACTTGGCTTGGGACTGGGCTGACCACTCGTTCCACAGGCTCAAGGCTGCGTCAAGCTGGTCTGTCTGGGTGCCTGCCCAGTGCAGGGCCATGCCCACGTTGACCCACTCCTCGCGTGAGCAGTCGGCAGGGATCGCCTCGACAGCCTGCCTGATCTCCTCCCATGACGCATCGACCACGCCGTCCGTAGTGATGGTGCGCTCCTTGTCCTGCGTGAGCAGGGACCGCCAGATGTCCAGCAGGCTCTGCGGTATCGTAGGCAGGCGCGTCCAGTGGCCCCGACCAGCCCAGTGGTAGGGCTGCCGGGTGTCGGGGTGGATGCTCGGGGGCAGAACGTCCTGCACCGTCAACCCGTTGGCCGTGGCGCAGCGTAGCTCGTAGACGGTTAGCCCGTCGATGATGACCTTCTTCGAGGGCAGGGACAAGCCGAACGGCATCTGGTAGAGCAGCTTACCGTGCCCAGGCCGACCGCTGTGGATGACCACGGCATCGGGGGCGTCGTAGAGTGTCTGAACGTCAATGCCCTGGGCGATGGTGGCGTCCCAGTTGTCGATGTCAAAGGCCATCGTGCCGCTGTACGCATGGGCAAGGCCGATACCGTAGGCCGCAGGCAGGTCGGCCTGGGTCTTCAGGGCGTTCTGTTTGAGGTTCCAGCCGGGGGTGCGCGGCCCCTTGGTGCCCGGTGGGATGGGTACAAGGCTCCAGCCATGTCGGATGTAGGCGTCAACTGATGCGGGGTGTGATTGCACGATGGCTGCACTTGTCATACACTGACCCCGTTGGTGAATGCAGTTGCCAACCATCTCCTGTTGATAGCCTTGACGCCCCGGCTGACCTCCGGGGCGTTTCTTTTTCTGCTCGTCATTGACTGCTCCAAAAATTTTTCGCTTGACCTGTTGCACATCGTACAGCACCTGTGATACGATTGCAAGCATCGAATGAGGAATTTATCCGATGAGCACATCCAAATCTGTGTTTCTGACCGTGCGAGTTGCGGCCAGTACACGCACCAAGTTTCACGCCAAGGCCAAGAAGTACGGGCAGCCGTCTACTGTCTTGCGTGAAATCATAGAGGCGTTTCTCGAAGACCGCCTTTCCATTGTCCCTCCCGTAAACCGTAAGGAAAATCTTTATGTCACTCGAAGCCAAAATTGAAACCCTGACCGCTGCTGTGGTCGCCCTGACTGCCAAGCTGGAAGCTGGAGCAGCGCCAGCCGCCCCCGTGGTGATTGCAGCGCCTGCACCATCGGCACCGCAGACCTTTACCGCACCAGCCCCCGCAGCCCCGGCTCCCGTGATGCCCGCACCGCCCAGCTTCGTGGCTCCCGCACCCGTGGCCGCCGCTCCTGCTGGCGCACCGTTCAGTGACCCCAAGGGGCTGATCGACTACGTGATGACCTCGTACAAGACCCTCGGCCCTCAGAAGGGTGCCCAGATTCAGACTGTGCTGACCAGCATGGGCTACGGCAACATCAACGATGTCAAGCCTGAGCACTACGGCGCCCTGTTCGCTGGTGTTGAGGCGCTGAAGTGAGCGACCACGCCAAGCTGTCGCCCTCCAAGCGGCATCGCTGGGCCGTGTGCCCAGGCTCGATCCGCGAGGAGGCCAAGTACCCCGACGATGGGGGCGGTCCTGCCGCGATTGACGGCACCCACAGTCACACGCTGCTGGAGCACTGCATCAAGAACGGTCTGTCTGACCCGCTGGATCAGGTCGGTAAGAAGTTTGCGGACCACGAGGGTGAGTTTGTCGTTGACAAGGACCGCGCACATCGGGTCAAGCTGGCGATCAACTACATCATCGAGCGGTCAGTGGGCGGCATCTTCAAGGTCGTGTCTGAGCAGAAGGTAGACCCTGAGCACCTGCTGGGCCGCAAGGACTTGAGCGGCACGGTGGACTGCCAGATCATCGGGGATGACTGGATCGAGATCATCGACTACAAGGACGGCATGGGCGTGGTGAGCGCCGAGGGCAACGTGCAGCTTGAGCAGTACGCCTACGGGGTGCTGGCAGGCTACAAGCTGCCCATCAACGTGCCGTACCCGGTCAGCCGCGTGATCATGACCATCATCCAGCCCAAGCTGGGACTCAAGGGGATGCCGATCATCACCTCGCATGAGGTGAAAGTCAGTGACTTGTTGAGCAACCTGGGTACAATCGTGATGCAAGCCGCTGCCACTGATCAACCAGATGCGCCGCTTGTGCCGGGTGACAGTCAATGTAAATTCTGCAAGGCCAAAGGCTCCTGCGCCGCCCTTGCCAGTAACGTAATGAAGGAGGTAGGAATCATGTTCCAGCCCGCAGTAATCAACCCGATGGATGTCGCGCAGCAAAGCGCTGACAAAGACCCCACGACGATGGATGACGCCCAGATCAAGCAGATCATGGAGGCGGCACCGCTCATGCGTCAACTCCTCGAAGGTGTAGAAGCCGAAGCCCTGCGCCGCTTGCAGGCGGGCCAGTCGATCCCAGGTTTAAAGCTGGTCAATGGCCGTGGCTCCCGCACCTGGGCGCTGCCCGAGGAGCAGATGGCCGAGAAGCTGGTCAAGATGGGCATCCCCAAGACCGCGATCTACGAAACCAAACTCGTCACTCCCGCCAAGGCTGAAAAGCTGACCTGGGAGAAGCGCGACGGTACGCAGATGCAACTGTCAGACCGCCAACTCAAGACGATGGAGAAAGAGTACGTCGTCAAGATGGCTGGCAAGCTGACCGTCGTCCCCGAATCCGATGGCCGTCCGGCTGTCGTAACCAACGCTGCGCCGATGTTCAGCGCAGTCGAGGCAGCACCCGCTGCCGAAACCCTGCCCCCGTGGCTTTCTTAAACTGGAGTAACCGTAATGTCCGACATCATTTTTCTGAGTAACGTCCGTCTGTCTTTCCCGCACCTCGCGGAGCCACAGCGCCAAGTCAACGAGCAGACCGGCAAGGAGCGCATCAGCTACAACTGCGAGTTCATCATGGCTCAAGACCATGCTGGCTTTCAGCAGTTCATGCAGAAGTACGGCGCCCTGGCCGTCGAGAAGTGGAAGGAACACGCCAACACGGTCATGGGCATGATCCAAGGCGACCGCAAGACCCGCTGCTACGGTCGTGGCGAGGAGAAGGTCAACAAGAAGACCTTCCAGCCCTACGACGGCTACGCCGGGCATGTGTTCATCACCGCTGGCCGCGACTCGCAGCCGCAGATGATTCAGGCTGACGGCCAGCCTATCGACCCCGCCAACACGATGGCCTATCAGGCACTGGCTCGCAAGATGTACGGTGGCTGCCGGGTCAACGCTGCGGTCAAGCCCTGGCTGCAAGACAACAAGCATGGTCGCGGCATCCGCGCCGACCTGATCGCTGTCCAGTTCGCTGGCGACGACAAGCCGTTTGGTGAGGGCGCAGTCGATGCGTCGAACCTGTTCGGCGCTGTTGCCCAGGCGCCTGCTGGTATGTTCGGTGCTGCCCCTGCCGCAGCGCCAGCCATGCCGCTGCCGCCTTTCATGATGAGCCAGTAAGTTTCGGGGTCGGGCCTGCTGACGGGGCACCCGTAACCATCCGGGCAGGGCAACCAAAAGCCCCGTCCTCTCGCCTGACCCCACCCCTTTGAGTAACCGTAATGAGTAACGACTATGTGTACGACATCGAAACCTACCCCAACGTCTTCACGCTGGCGGTGGAGCATTCAGAAGCGCCGCTACGCTGGGCTTTTGAAATCAGCGACTGGCGCAACGACAGCCGTGAGATCGTCGCGTTTCTCCAGTATCTCAAGGATACGAATGCCCGCATGGTCGGGTTCAATAACCTGGGGTTCGACTACCCCGTCCTGCATACGCTGATCCGCATGGGCCGCTCAGACGCGCCCACGCTGTACCAGAAGGCGATGGCGATCATCGGCTCACAAGACGAGGGCGACAGCAAGTGGACACACCAAGTCAACCCGTCTGACCGCTTCGTCGAGCAGATCGACCTGTTCAAGATTCACCACTTCGACAACAAGGCCCGCGCCACCAGCCTGAAGGTGCTGGAGTTCAACATGCGATCTGACAACATTGAAGACCTGCCGTTCCCGGTAGGCACCACGCTCACGCAGGAGCAGATCGAGGTGCTCAAGCGCTACAACGCCCACGATGTCGCACAGACCAAGGCGTTCTTCAAGCACACCTACGACATGCTCAAGTTCCGCGAGGAGTTGACGTTCAAGTACGACCGTGACTTCATCAACCACAACGACACCAAAATCGGCAAGGACTACTTCGTCATGAAGCTGGAGGAGGCCGGTGTCTCCTGCTACGACTACGGCTCAGGTGGCCGCACCCCCAGGCAGACCAAGCGCCCGACCATCGCACTCAAGGACGCCATCTTGCCTTGGATCGCGTTCGAGCAGCCCGAGTTCAACCGGGTGCTGGACTGGCTCAAGGGTCAGGTCATTACCGAAACGAAAGGAGTCTTCAATGATCTCACTGCCACCATTGGCGGTTTCACTTTTGTGTTTGGCCTTGGTGGCATACATGGTTCAGTGGAGTCGGAGGTCATCGAGTCTGACGATGATTGCGTCATTGTTGATCTTGACGTTACTTCTTACTACCCTAATCTGGCGATAACGAACGGGTTCTACCCGGCGCACCTGGGCAAGACCTTCGTCACGATCTACAAGCACCTGTTCGAGCAGCGCAAGCAGTACCCCAAGAAGTCGGCTGAATCGGCCATGTTGAAGCTGGCGCTCAACGGCGTTTACGGTGACAGCAACAACCAGTTCAGCGTGTTCTACGATCCGCTGTTCACCATGAGCATCACGCTCAACGGGCAACTGCTGCTGTGCCTGCTGGCCGAGGGGCTGATGCACATCCCCGGTCTGCGCCTGATCCAAATCAACACCGACGGTCTGACCGTGCGGGTGCCCAGGGCCAATAAGTGGCTGGTAGACATGGCCCGCGCAGCGTGGCAGACCCGCACCGGGCTGAACCTTGAGGAAGCCGTCTACAAGCGCGTCTTCATTCGGGATGTCAACAACTACATCGGGCAGTACGAGGACGGTTCCGTCAAGCGCAAGGGCGCCTACGAGTGGAAGGCTGGCTGGCATCAGAACGCTGGCGGTCTTGTGATCCCCAAGGTGGCCGAGAAGGTGCTGGTCGAGGGTGCGCCGATCAGGCAGACAGTGGAGCAATGGCCTGACATCATGGACTTCATGCTTCGCGCCAAGGTGCCCAGGTCGAGCTACCTCCAGTGGGGCGAGGCTCGGGTGCAGAACATCACGCGCTACTACATCGCCAAGGGCGGCAAGCCCCTGTTCAAGTGGATGCCACCGCTCAAGGGCAAGCAGGAATGGCGCAAGATCGGCGTCGAGAGTGGCTGGGGTGTGCAGGTCTGCAACGACATCAAGGACGCCACGGCACCCGTGGATTTTGAATACTACGTCAGAGAAGTGGAGAAGTTATGTCTGGGTCTAGCCTGAGGGCAGTGCCTGCGAAATACTTTGCTGTCGGCCCATATCGCGCCGAGCAAGTTGGTCCGAACTGGTGGGGTGTCATGAACGTCAACGGTTTCAATTGCTTGACGTTCCCCGACAAACCCGGTGCCGTGGTGACTGGCGAGGGACATGCCAAGCAGATTGCTGATGAATGGAACAACCACACTGGACCGTTTGAGTACCCACCAAGCACATATGTGCCGCCAGTGACCACGCGAATGACGGATGCAGAGATGTCTGCGTACATTCGCAGCCGTGTGTACAACTTTAAGACAGGAAGTTTTGAAAATGAAAATACCTAACATGACAACCGAGGTAACTCCTGAAGAACTTGAGGAGTGGAACAGAATGACAGCACTGGACAAACAGGTTGACGGCAACCACTACAAAGACCTGCCGATTCAGCCAGTCGAGTACATCTACGCCAACGCGCTGGGGTACTTCGAGGGCAACGTGGTCAAGTACGTGAGCCGCTGGCGCAAGAAAAACGGCATCGCCGATCTGGAGAAGGCCAAGCACTACATCGAGTTGCTGATTCAACTGGAGAACCGCAGTGCTCGAAAAACAGATTGAAGCCAAGGTCTGCGATTACGCCAAGGAGCGCGGGCTGCTGGTCTACAAGTTCACCAGCCCCAATCGAATGGCTGTACCTGATCGAATGTTTGTGCGGCCCGATGGCAAGATATTCTTCATCGAGTTCAAGCGCGAGGGTCAGAAGCCCACGCCTGCCCAGGACCGTGAGCATGAGCGTCTGCGCGGTCACGGTGTTCAGGTGTTTGTGGTGGACAACGTGACCACGGGTCTGTGGGTTATTGACACGTTTGGAGTTTTGACATGAATGCTGACTTGCTCTACGAAAAACTTAAAGACGCCATTGCAATGTTTGGATTAAGTTGGGACGAAAAACACCTCATTCGTGTTCGCATCTCTGGTAACACTCTCTGCTTTGAACACAGCGGTACAGAGATTCGCATGACTATTCCGGTGGTGTATGCTGACACCTGACTTGCTCCACGGCTACCAGCAAAAGGCTGTCAACTTCCAATGCACCCATCCACACTCGATGCTGTGGCTGGACATGGGCCTGGGCAAGACCGTCATCACGCTGACCAGCCTCGCGCATCTGCTACGCACGGGCTTCCTGCGGGGCGTGATCATCGTCGCCCCGATCCGGGTCATCCGACTGGTGTGGCGCCAGGAGGCAGTGAAGTGGGAACAGACCAAGCACCTGAAGTTCAGCATGGTCACGGGCACCAAGGATCAGCGCACCCGCGCCCTGCTGCGTCCTGCCGATGTGTACCTGATCAACTACGAGAACTTGGGCTGGCTGGCCGAGACACTCCAGACCTACTTTGTCAAGAAGGATCGCCCGCTGCCGTTCAACGGCATCATCTGGGACGAGATCAGCAAGATGAAAAACTCCAGCACGAACCGGGTCAAGGCGTTTCGCAAGATCGCCGACAAGTTCGACTGGACAACGGGCTTGACCGGCACCCCTGCCAGCAACGGCTACAAAGACCTCCACGGCCAGTTTCTCGTAGTGGACAGGGGTGAGCGCCTGGGCACCAGCAAGACAGCTTTCCGCACCCGGTTCTACCGCAAGGTGGGACCGTACAAGGAGGTGCCCTACGAAGACACCGAGGACACCATCAAGAAGCTGATCGGTGACATCACGCTGGAGATGAGCGCCGAGGACTACAACCCGCTGCCTGACCTCATGGTCAACAACATCGAGATCGAGATGCCCGACGACCTGCGGGCCAAGTACGACAAGATGGAGCGCGAGTTCTTCCTGCAACTCGACAGCGGCAAGGAGGTCGAGATGTTCAACCAAGCGTCGCTGACCAACAAGTGCCTCCAGTTCGCCAACGGTGCGATCTACCCGGTGGCCGGGATGCCGCTGTGGGAGCCGGTGCATGACTTGAAGCTGGAGGCGCTTGAAGACATTCTTGACGAGGCCCAGGGCAGCCCGGTGCTGTGCGCCTATGCCTACAGGTCAGACGCCCAGCGGATCATGGACAAGTTCAAGCACCTTGACCCGATCAACCTGACCGAGTGTAAGAGCGAGGTGTCGCTGACCAATGCGATGCACAGGTGGAAGACGGGCGACTGCGCCCTGATGATCGGCCACCCGGCCAGCATGGGCCACGGTATCGACGGGTTGCAGAAGAACGGTCACATCCTCGTCTGGTACGGGCTGAACTGGAGCCTGGACCTGTACGAGCAATTCAACGCCCGAGTGCGCCGCCAGGGCCAAGGGGTGCCGGTGATCTGCCACCGCATCCTGATGCAAGACACGCTGGATCAGGCGCAGGCACTGGCCCTTGATGACAAGGCCACAACACAGGCAGGGCTTCGCAACGCAGTCAAACAATACCGCTTGACAAAGGGCGCATGACCTGTGGTACACTGTGTCACACCAACCACCAAAGGAGTAACTGTAATGCTGAAAGACACCATCGAGTTTGTGAAGTCACTGTACAAGGTGCCCAGTGCCGAGGCGCTGGCACTCAAGGAGTTGGAAGACTCCAAGCGCAGGCTGCTGGAGGTGCAGAGCAGCCGTGAGTACGCTGACTCAATGTGCAAGTACTACGAGGCCAAGATTAAGCGCTTGAACGCCTATCTGCACACCGCTACCGAGGTGAAGCCATGATTGACCCCAAGACCAAGCGCATCACGGTGCCGGTGACCAAGGACATTGACTTGATCCGCGAGCGCATCAAGCGCGACACCGGCATCAACATGACTTACGTGCAGATTTTTAATTTCCTAATTCATTTTTATGTCGAACGGGCAAACGAGCCTAAAAGTAAATGGAGGTCGCTGGCATGACTGACCGCGAACTGATGCAGCAGGCGCTGGAGGCGCTGGAACTTCACGCCAAGCAGTATCCGCACATGCAGAAAGGCTACACGGTGGATGCCATCGCCGCCCTGCGCGAGAGGCTGGCGCAGCCAGAGCGCATTCAACTAACCGCCCGTGACTTTGTGGTCACCGTTGGCGATATTGAAGATGCGGTGGGCACACCGATGTACTGGGCTGAGTGGCCGAACAAGGAGCAGAAATGACTGACCGAGCTTTATTGCAACAGGCGCTGGATGCGCTGGAGTGGAACTTGCCGGTGATCGAGGACTATGGCGATCACGAACAACTTAATAGGCAACACCGAGCCATCATTGTTCTGCGCAAGAGGCTGGCGCAGCCAAACGAGTTTAACCCTGACTGGGACGCGATGGCTGTGATGGTGGAGGAACAGCAGCGCATGGCGAAGCGCATAGCCGAGTTGGAGGGGCAGCCTGTGGCTTTGGAAACTGTCTACGAAACCATCATTCAATGGGACGAGGGCGGTGGTAAGCGCAGCCGCCGTGAACTGGCGCGGAGAATCGCTGCCCTCTACGCCGCCCCACAGCCACAAATGCAACCCTGCGCCGGACGCAACTGTGGCAGCACCAACCCCAACCTGCACTCGGCTGAATGCTTCGAGGACTACGAGAAGGTGACTGGCATGAATCAGCGCAAGCCGCTGCCGCCTCAGTCACCGTGCGAGATGACGCAAGCCGAAGGCAAGATGTTCAAACTTGGATGGCTTGAATGCGAAGCCGCACACGGCATAAAGGGGGAAGCATGATCGAGCACACGCCGGGGCCGTGGAAAGCCGTCTATGTGGGCTGCAATGATTGGGACTTGATCGGACCAGTCACAGAGCAAGACTGGAAGCTGGCCGCTGCCGCGCCTGAACTGCTGAAGGCGCTGATGCGTTTGATGCGTTCTTTTCCAACAGATACAGATTTACTTGAGGCCCAATGGGATGGGCATGAAATTGAAGAAGCAATGAGCGCCCATGATGCAGCCCGTGCCGCCATCGACAAAGTAAAAGGGGAGAACACATGACAACACACCTGACAAAAATCTGGTGGGACTTGAACAAGCACAAGCTGGTTGAGCAGGCAATACCAGAGGCCGAGATTTACAAGCGTGAGTGGGTCGGGCTGACGGATGAGGAGCGTAACAATCTCTGGCGAGATGTCATTGGCTGGGGCGACCCATCACATGACGATGAGGATTTAATGAAGGCCATCGAAGCCAAACTCAAGGAGAAGAACAATGGATAACTGGGTAGCCGGTATGGCTGGAACTATTGCGCTGGTCGGTACTTTTTTCTTTGGTTATTCGATTGGATCAATCGACATAGGGAATGACTGTAAAAAACTTGGTGCCTTCTATGTGAGCAACACGGTGTATGAGTGCAAGGTAAAGGATAAAACATGAGCAACATGAACTATGACGACCCGGCCCGACTTGGGCGCAACTGGAACAACCAAATGCCTGAGTGCATGAAAGGAGCAAACATGATGGAACAAAAGCGCCGTGCGATTGAAGGGTCTGTAGTGGATAAACTGGGCAACATCCAAGATCAGATGGGGCACATGGAGAACCACATTCACTTTTTGATGAATGCCATTGACACGCTGGAATCCCGCCTGCACATGGTGCTGCGTGAAGAACCCGGCAAAGCTGAGAGCGATGGCCTGACCGAGTCGATGAGTCCTCTGGCAAGCACCCTGCACACATACAACCGCCGACTCGACTACGCCAGCAAGAACATCATGAGCTTGATCGAGCGTCTGGAGATTTAAATGACCCGAGAAGACATCATCCGCATGGCGCGGTCAGCAGGATGTCATGACAACGGCGAGGAATTTCGTTTTATTGAATTCCGCTACCTTGAACGCTTTGCCGCCCTTGTCGCTGCTGCCGAGCGTGAAAAGGTTGCCGCATGGATGATGCAGCGTGGCTACGCCACAGGCCACGGCGACACCGTGGAGGACTTGCTTGAGGAGCTTGATTGGCAGATCGCGGAGAACTGGACAAACGCGCTGGTCAAAGGCGTTGAAGGAGAGCGTGAGGCGTGCGCGAAGGTGTGTCAATCCTTGGCTGGCCAGCAATGGGTAACCAGAAAAGCGGCCCTTGAGTGCTCAGACGCCATACGAGCAAGGGGAAACACATGAACAAGCCGCTCACACGGGCGGAGTGGCTGGAGTATCTGGACACCACATGGAAAAAATGTTTGCACGAAGCATGGAATAAAGCATGGAATGAAATGACCGTGCCGCTCAACACCGACACCAGAGAGACATACGTCAACAGGCAGGCTGCTGAGCATCTGCACTGGGCCGAGGTACATCACAGGCTTGGGCATCAAAGATCATCTTGGCTTCAAATGTTTTACTACGCAATGGCAGAGGACATCTATGGAACACACTGGGACAAACTCAATGAAAGATGACGACGACACCATGTGCTACCGCTCAGAACTTGAGGCGGCGGTGAAGGCAGAGCGCGAGGCGTGTGCCGCGCTGCTGGATGCCAACGCAATGGCTTGCGAAAACCCAGTTTATCGCAGCTTGCTGCAAGCCAACGCTGCGGCCATCCGGGCAAGGGGGCAAGACCCCATGCCGCTGTTCGACGATTGGCCTGGAGGCTGGAGGAAATGAAATGCCCAGTATGCGGAACATGGACATTGGTGAAGGCGACTCGCGGCGAGATCAGGCACCGGGAGTGTGCGAACCTGCACAGGTTCACTACCCAAGAAAGCGTCGTGAAAATTGGCCCTTCAAGGTCTACGAAGAAAATGGCAGAATGTACCAAAACACCGTCCCACGGCAACCCAGGCCAGACCTGACCGACGCAGAGGAGGCACCGTTTTGAACTGCTGCGACTACGACTGCAACCAGGGCCGCGACTGCCCTGCTCGTGTGGCTAAAAGCAAGCCGGTCATGCTGGCTGCCGAGCCACTGCCGCCATCGACATGGCGCATCGGTCTGCGGGTCTGGACATGGTGGATGCTGGTCGCAGCAATTGCCGTGCCCTACATCCCGGTGCTGGCCTACTTCGCCTTGCGCGAGTAGAACAGGGTGCGGTCGCCGAACAGGTAGAAGCCCACAGCCGCAGCGAAGTTGTCCACAGCGTCGCTGGGCTGTCCGGCCAGCTTGAGCGCGGCCCAGGTGCCCAGCACAATCATCGCCACAGCGGGGCGCATCAGGCGCACAGCGGCCTCGACCCAAGGGTATGAGGGGTTGGCCCCACCGGCCTCGTTCATCGCCTTGAACATGTCCAGATCGAACTGGCGCATCTTGACGTACTCATCGACATTGACCGGCTTGTAGCCGTCGGTCTGGATGAAGCGCCCAATCAGCGACTTGCCCAGATCAACGGCCAGCGGCCCGAGGGCGGCGAGGATGGTCAGCGGGTCCATTTGTATACCTCCAAAGCGGCGTATGCGATCAGCCCCGGCAGCGCGGTCGCTATGGCGTCCCAAACGTCCGGAGCACCTTCTTTGCGATACCACTGCTGCCACTCATAGAACACGCCAAGGGCGGCGCAGCCGAGGAACAGCGCCAGCCCCAGCGATAGGTTGTGCAGCCCCCACAGCACCAAGCAGGCGCCAGCGCCCATAACAATGTGTTGCCGCTTGTCCTTGGCGATCATGTCACACCTCCAGCAGATCAGCGATGCGGTTTGACCAGCCTCGGCTGAACGCGGGCCAGTTGGGTAAACTTGCCATGAAGCGCAGGCGCTGCGCCAAGATGCGGCGCTTCAGCCCATCCGAGTGTAGCGAGCTAGCGGCGCGGATGGTTATGGGGCCGATCACACCGTCGTCCTTGACGCCACAGGCCCGCTGGAGCCACTTGGCCGACTGAACCACGCCAGAGTTGACCGCGCCGTCGAACACGATGTAGCGCACATCTGGCGGCAGCGATTCGGCCTGCACGGCGTCCCAGTACCGATCCTTGTAGATGCGCTGCGCCAGATCGAGCGGCAACTCACGCATGTCGCCACGGTAGCCAGCTTCGCGGGCCACGGCTTCGGTAACGCCATAGCG